TATACTACCATTTTGGGGATCAGGTGTTAAACCCATATGTGATGCTCATACAGATATGATATGTGTAGAGCCAGGCATTGGATACGCTGGTGGACATTTCGCAAAATGGAAGATATTTGAAAGTTATGCTATCTATCACGCTTATTGTGGCTTAACCAATGTAGGTAGTTGTAATCAAGGATGGTATGATGTTGTTATTCCAAACTACTTTGACCCAGATGATTTTACATACAAAGATGTGAAACAAGATTACTTCTTATTTTTGGGTAGAGTATATGAGGGCAAAGGTATTCATATCGTCAATCAAATAGCAGAGAAATTACCACATATCAATGTTGTCGTTGCGGGACAGAATCCAGACGATATCAAGTTCCCTGATAATGTATTGTTCGCTGGTTATGCTGACACTGAAACACGCAGAGAATTAATGGCTAATGCTAAAGGTGCGTTCGTTCCTAGTCAGTATGTAGAACCATTTGGTGGTGTTCAAGTAGAATTATTGATGAGTGGAACACCCACAATCACAACAGATTGGGGAAGTTTTGTAGAGAACAACATTCACGGTGTCACAGGATATCGTTGTAGAACATTTGAGCAGTTTATATGGGCAACAGAGAACATAGAGAACATTAAGCCACATGATTGTAGAACTTGGGCAGAGAACTATACATTAGACAAAGTAGGTCCTATGTATGAGGAATACTTTCGTAGCATATTAAACATACATACAGGTGATGGGTGGTATGAACCTAATGATAAAAGAACCAACTTAGATTGGCTAAGTAAAGATTATCCTAAATAAAACATAAATAAGTTATGGAAAAGACAGAAATCAAAACTGAAAAAACAACCGGTAAAGGTGGTGTTCGTAAAGGCGCGGGCAGACCTAAAGGTGGCACTAATCAAGTATCAGTTAATGGGCTACTAGCCGCATTAGAAAGAAAAACAAAAGGTGTTGGTTATGAAACAATATTGATGGAGGACTTTATCAATGCTAGAGATAGCAAGGATCATCAGTTAGTCATCAAGTATCACAACCTAATATTGAATAAGTTAATGACACATATCAGCAAGATTGAGATTACAGATAGTCAGGACACTATTGATATGAAGCAAAAAGCGTTTACAGAAGCATTAGCAAAACTCGCTGGAATAAAAAAAGAATAAATAATAGTATGGCTACTAAGAAAGTTAAATTAAGTGTTGGCAGAGGTGAGAAATTACCTGTAAGCAAAGGCGCTGGATTAACTGAAAAGGGTAGAAAGAAATACAATCGTGCTACTGGTAGCAATTTGAAAGCACCAACTAAAAGTGGTCCTAGACAAAAAAGTTTTTGTGCTAGAAGCAGTAGTTGGGATGGTGAAAGAGGCAAAGCCGCAAGAAAGAGATGGGGATGTTAAAATGAAGAACGGATTATATGCAAATATAAACGCCAAGCGTGATAGAATAAAAGCAGGCTCTGGTGAGAAAATGCGTAAGCCAGGCACTAAAGGTGCACCAACAGCGAGTGCTTTTAAGCAATCACTAAAAACAGCAAAAACAACAAAAGGGAAAACAAAATGAAACATGAATCAGGAATGAGTTACGCAGGCTTCAGTGGCCCTGGCTATAGTCGCAACAACTCAGAAAAGGTATTAGTTAACAAGCATTCAGGTACAATGAATGATGGAGCACTAATCAACAAAGGTCGAGGCCCTACAGGTGGTGGCACAGCAATGCCTGTATGCGGTAAAGAAATGTTTACAGGCAAACCACAAGTTCGCCAAGCAGTTAGTGATGGGAAAACAACAGCAATGCCAAAAGTTGGTAAAGAAAATTTCAACTATGGTCGTGGCCCAACTAAAGGTAATCAACTATGAACACTAATAACCCTCAATCAAAATCAAATCAAAAGCGTGGCCCCACAACAGGCAACGCAGGCACACCTAGTAAACGCAACGCATTCATGGATGCCAAGTCTACTAGTTCAAGTGAGAAATCAAAATTAGCAACCATGGTCACAGACGCATTAGAAATGCGTGGTCGTGGTATGAAACCATATGTTAATCCAGCATTAGAAGGATTACACTCAAATACAGGCCCTAAAACTAATCCAACAAGTAATGGATCAAGATTGTCAAGCAAGTATAAAAAACCTACAACAAAAGGTTAAGTTAGTTAAATAAGAGTGGGCATTGGGCCCGCTCTTAACATTGAAAGGAAAAGAAATGCCAATTAACAAATCAACAACACCCGAACCCAGTCCATGGGAAGATGAAGCAATTTCATCAGTAGCACCTACAACAACTCCCGAGCCAACAAAATCAAAAAAAGTAATACATGAAAGTAAAACAGATAAGTTGTTATTACAATCTACTACTATAGAATTTGATTTAGAAGGTTTAATGACCGATTTCCCCACAGCAAAAGAACTTGAGCGTTTTGTATACGATCAAACTGGTGTTGTATTAAACTTAAAAGGTCGTGCGAATAAACTAAAATATCAAATTGCAATGGATGTACTTAATGGAGAACAAGTAAATGTTGCCTACACTGGAAGTGAAAATCCATATGTAGAGAAAAGCGAACTGATTCCAACTGATCCAATCAAACCTACTCCAGATCGTGATAAATCATTACCACAACACAATGAATTACAAAACACATTCTATGTGCCTACATTTCCTCATCCAGATGCAGAAGCAAGGGCACAAGATAAGAAATGTCATATGATATTTCGCAAGTATAAAAATGGTATGATTAGTTATGAAATATTAGGTCCATTAAGTCAAAAGCCCTTTGGTGAAAAGATTGACAAGTATGGTCGTAATAGACCAGAAATTATTAAATGGATTGATCCACGAACTGGCGAACAAGTTGCTGTGCGTGAAGATGGCACATTAACACCACAAGGTAAACGCCTTCGTGGAACTATGTTGACATATCGTGTTAACAACAGCAATCAATGGAATGTTTGGGTTGACCGTGAGTTCGTATCACTTAATAGCGATATCGCACACAATCCCTGGGATCTTTCAAAATGATGGACGCTAGAGACAGTGTTATTCGTCAAGCACAAGAACAAGTAAAGGTTAATGAAACATTAATCTTACAAAAGATTAACGCTAGTCATCGTGTTGCTTTTGCTGAGAAGTTTCCTGGACAACTTGAACACATCTTACGCTTACTAACTGAAAGATTACATCTTGGGTTAGATAAGCGTGATGGTGTAGTTGTCACAGATCCAAGTACTTGGAAACTAAGTGCTGGTGAGATTTGTGACTTAGCAGACGCATTACAAAAGATACATCAAGTCCGTGAAAACTTAAGGCCTGACTAATGTTAGGTGAAGATGTTCTAATGGCGAGAGCATTAAGATATAGTGTGGATAAACACAATCTCACTATAGACAGCCTCAAAACTATACCAGGTCCATTAAAAACAAAACTAATGGATTTAAGCATTACCATATGTGATGATATGAAATACAATCAATTAAAGTATTTCAGACCATTCAAGCATCAATTTGAATTCTTCAAAACTGGTATACACGAACGCAGAGGTATTCTTGCCGCTAATCGTATTGGTAAAACAGTAAGCACTTGCTATGAAACAGCAATGCACCTTACTGGTTTATATCCTGATTGGTGGGAAGGCTTTCGCTTTGAAGGTCCTATCACAGCAATGGTTGCTGGTGAGGGTTGGAGCCAAGTTGCTCTAGTATTACAAAATGAATTGTTAGGAACACAAGATGTCAAAATTACTGAAAACCTTGGATCTGGTGCTATACCACGGGATTATATTATTACTGGTACTATGCGTAATGATGGAGCCAATAATATTGGTTGCGAAATTAAGCATAAGTCTGGTGGTAATAGTTATTTGTTATTTGCCAATTATACGCAAGAAGTACGACAACTACAGGGTTTCAAACTTAACTTAGCCGTATTTGACGAACAACCACCAGATGATTTCTTCAGTGAGATTGTAACACGAACCGCAACTACACAAGGTAAGGTCCTTTGTTCCTTTACACCCTTAAAAGGATTGAACGGATTGGTAAGTAAGTTTTGGAACAAAGAAGAAGGTTATAACTACATTCGTGTTGCTTGGGATGATGTTCCAGAATACGATCCTTGGGGTCATCCATTCTTATTAAAAGAAACAAGAAGACAACTGGAAAGAGATTACTTACCACACGAAAGAGAAGCACGAATGGCAGGTAAACCTGTTATGGGTAAAGGTGCTGTGTTTCAAATCAACAACTGGCCTACATATAAGACGGGTGAAATTGATTTCACACGATTGCCAAACATACATAGAGTTATTGCACTTGACTTAGGATTAGTCAATGATAAAACAGTTATATCACTAATGTATTGGGAACCATATGAAAGAACAGCATACTTACATAAACAGATTATTGTTCAAGGTATTGAAGAGGCTGTCCCCACACAGTATATCAATCATCTCCTTCGTCCTGAAGTGTTTGGCACTCCTATTGTTTTACCTGCTGACGCAAACACTAGTGGCAGATACACTATGAGTGCGGCATCAATACGTGAACTATTTGAGAGTTATGAACTAAACGTATATGAGAAAGCGATTATGAATCCACCAGACAGTGAAGGTCGCACTACTAATCACAAAAGTTATGGTATCAATCAAATGCGTCAAATGTTAGAAGTGGGAAGTTTAATGGTCAATGAAAACTGTACAAACTTTCTAAGTGAAGCACAAAACTATTATGTAGACGTACAGGGTAGATTCAGTGACCCAGATGACTGTATTGATAGTTGTAGATATGCTATACTGGCTTGTCTCAATGGTATCGCTGAACCTTGGGACAATAGAACATCTGCTCAAAGAATGGCAGCGCAGAGGGACAGATACGTCAAACACGATGATAGTAATAAACCTGCTTGGAAGAAAGCATATTCAGCAACATAAGGAATAGAAATGAGTTGGAATATTATAAATGGCAACAGTGCCGAAATACTGAAAACATATCCAGACAATAGTTTTGACTGTGTAGTCACAGACCCACCATATGGCATCAACTTCTTAGGTAAGAGTTGGGACAATAACACAGGTGATCGTGAAGTGTATAAGCAATGTTTAAGAGTGTTAAAGCCAGGTGGTCATCTACTTGCGTTTAGTGCGGCACGAACATATCATCACTTAGCAATGACTGTTGAGACAGTTGGCTTTGAGATTAGAGACCAGATTATGTGGATTTATGGTAGTGGCTTTCCTAAGAGCCAAGATGTTGGAAGACAAATACATAAAAAAACTGTTGGCAAGCCAGACAAACAACGATTTGATCCTGCTATTATGATTAAAGAAGATGGTAAGTATCGTCATCCAGATACTAATAAACTATACAATATATTACCAGATATCAATGGTGATAATCTAAAAGTAAGCCACGAAGGCACAAAGTATAGTGTCATCTTTGAGGAAGTTATAGAAGTAGATAGTAAATGGAGTGGTTGGGGCACACAACTAAAACCCGCACACGAACCAATCGTTATGGCACGAAAGCCTGTTATTGGCAGTATTAGAGAGAATGTATTAGAACACGGCACTGGCGCAATCAATATTGATGCTACAAGAGTTGCCATTGATGAAGATTTATCAGGATTAACCGCTTTTGGAAATATGCCAACAAATAAAACAGATGATGGTGTTGGTTATACTCGTCCCTGGATGCAAGATAAACAGGCGATATTAGATAAGCAAAATGCAGCCATAGAGCGAATGAAATCGTTAGGTCGCTTCCCAGCAAATGTTATGCACGATGGTAGTCTTGAAGTAGTAAGTTTATTCCCTGATAACTGTGGTAATGCGGCAAAAGCCAAACGCAATAA